CCAATGAAAGCTTGCTCAGTATAGCGTGGAATACCTAACATGTCAGTATACTGACGTGGAGTTAGGATAAACGCACGTCCATCTTGAGGAACGTCTGCTAAGTCTAGCTTCTCAATCATACCACGGATAGCATTGTCACCACCAGCAGATAGTGCAATAGCATTACCTACATTAGTGTTAGCTGTACGGTCCCAGATAGTTAGAACACCAGAAGAATCAAACGTTTCTGCTTTATTCCAACCTGAGTTTCCAGCTGTGCCATTACCACTATTTAGATTAGCGGCTGTTTCAAACAAGTTAGTATCAACTTGTGAAGCTAAAGCGTAGCCAGCATCTTCCGTATAGAACCTACGTAGAGAGCTCAATGCTTGAACCTCTGCCATATCTTCTATCAGCACTGAGTATTCATAGTGCTTGTCAATGCTTAGTTGTGTTGTTCCATGAGTATCGCCTTGAATCTTTACAAGCGAGTTCTCTCCCTTTGCTGTCGCAGAACCACGTACCGGAGTTGGGATGTTAATTTTATCACCCTTCTTCCCTTTGTGGCCTATTCGAGTTACCAGATTTGCTATTACTAGGTTCTTCTGATAAGAAGCAATTACTTCATCACTCCATAACTCGGGGATAAACGCTGCGGCAGTTGTTACGGTTTGGTCGTTAGTACCAATTACACCTGTTGCCATTTATATATCTCCTATATATCTTATTATTTTACCCTTCCCTCTGCATAAGCTTGATAGATTTCATCTGCCAAGTTATCATAACGCCTAGGGTCGGTCTGTTTTAAACGTATTAAATCAGCACGCCTGTAAATTTTCTTACCAGCTGTTGACTCACCGGAAGCTCTTGATACTCCTTCGCCTGTTTTCATGGCTACAGTTCTCTTATTTTTTTTATCAGCGTTTACTTCTTTCGTTTTGGAAATCATTTGTCGTTCCTTCCAAGTTGTTAAAAGTTCATCAGCTGAATCAAAATCATAAGAGTCTGCATCCTTATACATGCGTTGTCTTATCTTGCTTCCATTAACCCATTCCTGAAATTCTCCGTCACCAATGACTTCTTGAAAATCTGGATGTGCCTTTTCAAGTTGTTGGGCAGTTAAAGAAGCTTGTTGCTTCTGATTCTGTTCCGCAAACTCTCTGAACCTAGGATGATTGTCTATAATTTGCCTGACTGCTTGTTCAGGGTTATCATAAAAATCCACTTCTTCAGTTGTGGTAGTCTGTTTGGTTTGTGTACTTAACTGAGATTGTAGGTATGAATCAGTTAGTTTTCTAAGCTCACCAATCTCCTGCCCCTTACGACCTAGTTCTTTCTCTAGGTTATCGTAGGCTTCAGCTATTTCCGTTGCGGACTTACCTTGAAATTTCTTTGGAAGTTCATGCTCTTCTTCTTGTTGTGCTTGAATTTCTTCCTCGGTAACTTCATCCTCTACAGCTAATACTTCTAAAGACTCGTTTACTTGTTCCTTTACTGGTTCTTCTGTGACCTCAGGGTCTACAATTTTACTACTCATGCTTCTTACCTCCGTCTATTTAAGATTATGGGGGTTATAAAAATGTTAGAGCTGGTACTAATCCAGTTGTTCTAACGCTAGTTTGGTGGTTTCCTCTAAATTAATAATCATGTTTAGACTAAACACCTGTCCTCTACGTTCATGTAGAGTTTTTACATCTTCAATATCATAGATTTTTTCTAATGATTTCGCTAGTTCTGTGTACTCATTCATAAGTTCACGCCAGCCATCGTGTAGAAACATATCTAATCTTTGTTCTAATACTTCTTGGTCCGTCATCCGTTCATAGCTTTCGCTAAATTAAGGACAATCTCTGAGTTTAGATGCTCTACTTCAGGAACATTACGTGCAGTTTCTGACTGTATTCCTTTTATCTTAACCATCTTCTCAGCTAATTCTAGTTGTTTCTTAGCTAGAGTTTCATTAGATGTCTTATCACCTGATTCAACTTGTAGCTTCTGTGCTTCCGCATATATCTTATTAATCTCTGCTTTAAGCTCTTCTAGTTCAAGCATTGATTTCTGCATTTCTATTTGCTTAACCTGTTGTTCCTCAGGGTTAGGCTGCATCATCTGTTGTATAGCTTGTACTAATTGTTGTCTATTACTTAGTGAAGAGTTCTCAAATATACTTGTTAATATAACAAAGAAAGCAGGGGAGCCTTGTGGAGTCATGGATAATAACTGAACCATTTGAGTTGTTTCTAACTCTTTGGCCATTATACCTAGACTACTATAAGCTTTAAATTTAAAATCTACTGCTGGGTATCTTTCATTATCAAACTGTATTTTCCTCCAAACAGTCTTATTAATCATTGGAATCAAGAAGGAATCTTGGAAGTTCAATAAGGTTCTCTTCTGACGTTTGATAGATGCCGCTTGGAGCATTGACATTCCACTAGCAGTAGAGTTCCGAGGATTGGAAAAGTTACTGTTAGCGGTATCCATAGCACCAGTACCCATTTGAACCATGCGTTCTAGCTCTGCTGCTTCGGTAAATGTAGACTGGGATAGACTACCAAAGTTAAGAGGCATTAGAACAGACTTAGGGTCGCCATTAGTGAGGATAGTTTTACCCGGTCTAATATCAAACTTAGTTCCACGTGGTAGACGAGTAGCGTCAAGACCCATCATCGGGTGTGTCGTGAGTGCTAAGGCATCAATACGTGCTCTCAGTTCGGCATCTAAAGCTTTTTGGGGGTTGTATCCCTTCTCAGTAACACCTCTTCCCCAGAATTTCGTTGGTACCCTGTCATGCTGGTAGGCAATAAATGGCCTATCGTGCATCATATAAGGGTTTTCCGCTGCTCTTAATACAACTGAGTCATTAGCAATAGTAACAACTGCTTCAACTAACTCATCATCTTCATAATTGAAGTTATCAACAGAGCTTGCGTTCTTCTTGAGGAAACGTTTAGGTACTAATCCCCAGTATTCTACAATTTTTACCTTGTCATCTTCATTGTTAACATTACTTAATTCATCATCAAAACCAAAATCTGCCTTATCAAAGTTACCCAGAGGCATATCATTATATATACCATCCTTCATTCCCTTGGTTATGATGTAACGTGGCTTAATAACTATCTGTGCAACACCTAAAGCCTCATCAATAGTAGTGGCTGTAGGGTCTATAACAAATTCCTTTGGTGAAACCGACTCTAATTTAACACAAACATAAGGAACTTCCCTTGTTTCCGTCATGGTTGTCATGGTTCCGGGTACTGGTTGCTCTGAAGCTACTATTTCTATCTTGTCCTGTACGAGTACCTTGCCAATACCTGTACCATATATGGCACCATTGAGCAAACACTCAGCAACAGCATCCTTTACTCCGTCCTTTGTTAAATCTTCATGAAGTAAATTACGTACATGTTCTATATCCTGTGGATTTCTGTCTAATAAGTCATCAGCAACATCAAACCAACGATGGCCACCAAAGGTAGCTTCCTCCAATTCAGCAACTGTGGCCTCAATAGCCTGTTGTGTTGCTGGAGATATTAGTCTACTCTTCTCTGATTGCCTTGTTCTGTCATCATTAGTCCAAATACCACGCCATATACGGTAGTATTCATCCCACTTGGACTGATAATTAGAATTTCTATGCTCTTCCCACTGGTCTACCCTATCTAGTACCCATTCCTGTAACTGTTGGTATGGGCCTGAGTAATCTTTTTCTTCCATAAATTAGTATCCTGCTATTGCATCCATAGGTTCCCACTCATCTAACTCTATACTTCCAGCGAAGTCCGCAACACTTACTTGGTCAATGTAGGCGAGGCTATCCAGCAAGTCATCATGACTTTGTGGTGAAGGGAAGTCCATCATTTGGGAAATAAAATGGTCATTCCAGTCAGCCTTTCTAAACTTTATCTTACCATGTTCCAGTCGTCCTTGTAACGACCATGTAATTCTATCTATCTTTCTTTTACCGCCATGAGTAACATCAGTTATGTTTACCCACCTACCTTTAATTCTCATCTCATCTTCGAGATAAGGCATTATTGCATTTTTTAGTGCACCCGCCTCAATTCCGACAGTCGTTGCCTCATTGTCAATCGCAGCCTGTAATATTTTAGTAGCAGTTTCTTTAACACCCCATCTACCATGGTATATATCCTTTACTAGCCATTCATCTCCTACAATTTTTACTACTGATATTGCTGTTTCATCTAATCTGCTTGACTTTAAACCTCTATCCTTACTTGCTGCTTCAAAACCTGCTGGGTCTACAGCAACTACGTAATGACCTATTGTGTTTTCTTTGAAGTCTTTGTCATCTTCGACATAACTAATCCACTCTTCCTTAAATATGCCGCCACTAAAGGATTCGAAAGTCGCTTCAAATTCCTGCCTAAAAGCTTGGGTAGACATTGTGCTTTTTGCGGCAGCAATTTCATTAGGGTCAAGTAGCGGATTGTCTGTGGAAGCAAATTGAAAAGCTTCCCAATCATTTTGTTCATGTGCATCTTGAAATAGTTTATAAAAGTGATTCTTGCCTGCTGGGGTACCTATAAATAGTGCACCACCCTTTACGTCAGCCAGCGTTGGTCTTAAAATCATCTCCCAAACTTCCGGTTTCATACTAGCATACTCATCTAGTACAACGTAACTCAAGCCTACGCCCCTTAAAGTGTCCGGCCTATCACTTCCCTTTAAATAAATTTTCCTATCGTTGATTAAAGTTAATACTGCTGTATTTTCATGGGCAGCTTTAATAACATCCTGACCCAATTCCTTTAACATACCCCACATAATGTCCTTTGATTGTTGGAATGTGGGGCCAACATAAAATACGTCCTTACTCTTACTCTGGAGTGCATTAATTAATAACACCCATGCAGCTAGTCTTGACTTACCAAACCTTCTACCTGCTGATACTACCTTAAAACGAGCCTCAGATTTAAAGATTTGCATTTGAGCATCATGTAATGCTACCTTAATATCTGCCACTATTCTAGTTCAATAGCTTCTACTACTTCACCTTCAAAAGTTTCCTGTTCCTCAGCTTCTATCTTCTCTATTGCCTTTACGGACTCAACAATAATGTTTATTCCTAAATCCCTATGCTCATGTTTTATTTCAACTGCTTTATGTGCAGGTATTATTCTATCCATACACATCTTTAAACAGTGTCTATCGCCAGCCAAGGCCATTTCGATAACTTTATCAACTATCTCTGGTCCTTTAGCGGACAACACCTCTCTACTTAGAGCTGTATATTTGTTAACCGAGCCTATTGGCCTGCCAACTGGATTCAATGAAGGCATCCCTTTGTAAAAGTTGGGATTACCTGATTTCTTTTTGGTTTCCTTTGCTGGCATACCTTTGTCCTATA